GAAAAACATTATTCTTATTTATTGAATTTGAAAAAAGTAGAAGCAATTATTTATAAAAAGATTACAGTTATTTCAACCATGAGCCAAAAAATAGGGCATTATTGCGAAGCTCGATTAGTTCAACAATTAGAAAAATGTGGAATTGGAAGACCATCCACTTTTGCTTCTCTCGTAGACAAAATTCAAGACCGAGGATATGTATCAAAAATGAATGTCGAAGGAATCAAAGTCTTGTGTGTTGATTATGAATTGGAAGATGATGGATCCATTAATGAGATTGCACTTGAAAAGGAATTTGGCGGTGAAACTGGTAAGCTTGTATTAGAACCGATTGGACTTCAAGTGGTTGAATATTTAGAGAGACATTTTATGGATTTATTTAATTATGATTATACGAAAAAGTTAGAGGATGAATTGGACGCGATTTCACAAGGAAATAAAGTATGGAATGATTTGTGTGCTGATTGCAATTCACAAATAGATTCTTTATTGGAGCATTCTAATATTAATAAAGATAATAAAATAGTAGACAAAAAAGAAGAAGTCAGTGTAGATAAAATAGTAGACAAAAAAGAAGAAGTCAATGTAGATGAAATAGTAGACAAAAAAGAAGAAGTCAATGTAGATGAAATAGTAGACAAAAAAGAAGAAGTCAATGTAGATAAAATAATAGATGAAATAGTAGACAAAAAAGACAAAGAAGAACAAGTCTCAAAATATAAAGAGAAAAAGAATGAAAAATATCTTGGTGTATATTTGGAACAAGATATTATTTTAAAAAAAGGGAAATTTGGATTATATTTTCTTTGGGACAATTCAAATGTTTCTCTCAAAACAAATCGCGGAATAGAAAACATAACAATGAACGATGTTATTTCTTTCATTACTAGAGAGAAAACTGATACAAATAGTGGAACAATGCGTAAAATAAGTGATTCTATTTCAATTCGTTCAGGAAAAGTAGGTAAATCGGATTATCTTTTTTTCAAAACAGAAAAGATGAAAAAGCCATCTTTTTTATCAATGGAAGGTTATAATGGTGATTATAAAACAGATGATTTATCTGCAATCAAAGATTGGATTCGAGAGAAATATGGAATTTATTAGAATCTTGTTTTTTATCTTTTATCCTTTCTCTCTATTATTCATAATATAAATCGTGAATTATTTTGTTTTTTTCTAAAAATAATTTGTCGTCATCTACTACATCATTCTTAAATTTTTCTTCAATTAAATATTCAACCATATTGATAATTTTTGAATTATTTATGATTTCTATTTTTTCATTTGTTAAAATATTAAATAAATAATATTTATTGTTTTCATTTGGATTTTCTTTTTCGTGCAGATACATATAAATAGCAAGTTGTAAATAATGTTCCTTTTTAAGTTCTGTAACACATTTAAATTCATAAATATTATTGTTATCAGCATCATTCAAATCAATTCGTCCTGATATTTGTTTGTCAACACACACCTCTGTTATGGGAAACTCATATTTTGAATTGATAGATATATTTAATGCATTCAGTCTCTCCTTGGCAATTTGTAAATGTTCATCATTTATCCAGTCTAAATATTTAATTTGAGTTATTTTATACAATATCGTATTTCTAAACGAAATATAACAAATGCATATAAATAATAGTTCTTGAATTGAAACATTACTTATATCAATATCAGATAATTTTATATGATGTGATTTTTCATACAAATCAATATGTTCAGGTTGTGGTTGTGTGTTAATCATCTCATCTAAAATATCTATTTTTAAAGTAGTTATGTATTGATAATAAATAGGAAAAAATAAACCGTTAATATCACATACAAGCTCATTTCCATATAATCCTTGAACTGAAGAAGAAATCTTCATTAAAGAATCCTTGTGTTGAATAATAGATGTATTAATCATTTCAAAACATTTATTCAAAATATCTTCCGGTAAATGAGATGTTAAATAAGTAACATCATACACCTGTTCTAAAGGTGGACCATTTCTCTCTTTAATTTCATCTATTTTGTATTTATAAGTTGGGTCAGATAAATAATTGATTTTATCTTTTTTTACAAAAGGCAAAAAATCATTGGTACATTGATGAATTAAAATTAATCTTTCTTTTGCTCTTGTAGTAGCGACATATAATGTATTTGGACATTTATCCTGAGAGAGTTCTTTTGCATAGTATTTAAAGTAAGAATTATCAAAATTAAAAACAAATACAACTTTACGTTCTAATCCTTTTGATTGATGAAAAGATAAAAATGCCAATTTATTTGAAATAATAGTTTCATCTACCTTTCCTTCATCTGATAAGGGTACATAAATAGGAATGTCTGGCATATATTTTTTAATTAAATTTTCCAATATAAGAACTGGTAGTTTATTATATTTTGGTCCAAAATGTCGACAACCTTTTCCTTTTTGGGTATCATCATTATCCTCATCATCAACATTATTTTTATCAATGTATTTCCTACTTTTAATTGTAGGAGCCAAGATAAAAATATCTTCTGGTAAATAACGTAATTCTTTAATTATTTTTTGAAATTCTAAAAAAATTTTATTGTATGGAATGATATTTTGACACGTACAATGGTTGTGAAATGTATTACAAAATAAATACCGTGGTTTATATTCAGAATGTTTGTTCGCAATTATAATTTCTTCATTAAACATACATTCATTTATAAAAGCTGACATTGTATTTGTTATTCTAAATGATGTTTGTAATTTTCGTTCGACCCAATTATATTTATTCATGTTGTAAAATAATTTATCGTATAAAGTTATATATCTTTCATCTGATTTATTAAAACTAAATATGGATTGTCTAAAATCGCCAAACATTCCTATTTTTGTTTGTAAATTATTGTTATCTTTGAATAATTTACAAAACAGTTTATAATATAAAGGCGACATGTCTTGAACTTCATCTAAAATAATAATGTCAAAAACTACTTTATTATTGTTCTTTTTGAAAACAAATTCATCGTGAAAAATTTCTCTAATTTCTGTATCGCTTTTACAAGAGCTATTATAATTTTTTCTACAAAATGAATGAAATGTATGAACTTCTATATTGTCTAAATTATATTTCCGTATTTTCTCTCTTGTTTCTAATCTTAATTTTGAATTATATGTTATGACCAATATTTTTTCGGATTTAAAATGTTCTGATATATGTAATATTGTAGTTGTTTTTCCTGATCCTGCTACAGCATTTACCATTACATTATTGGTCTGTAATGACAATACTATATCGTGTTGTTCTTTTGATGCAGGGAATAAAGTTTCCATAATATATTCGTACGCATTAAATATTTAAATAACAATTCAATATATGAAGATACCTGTCCGTTATTTGCCGCCGAATTTGTCAATCAAAGATAAAAAGAAACAAGTTCAAATGTTGTTAAAATCCAGAAAATTATATAAAAAACACAACTATTTTACAAGAAAGAGTTTGCCTTCTTATAAAACGAAAACATCGAAACATATCATTCGCGCCAAAAAAATATATAATGTAGACAATGTTATTCCAAATAAAGAATTATCACGAAAAACAGGATGTTCTCTCGAATCCTTGAATAAAATAGTGAATAAAGGAGAAGGCGCCTATTTTTCATCAGGTTCAAGACCAAATCAAACAGCACAATCGTGGGGATATGCAAGACTTGGTTCAGCTATTACAGGACAAAAGGCAGCAGCCGTGGATTATTCCATTATAGAATCAGGTTGTAAAAAAAGTGGAAAAGCATACAAGTTGGCAAAACAAGCCAAACAAAAATATGGTTCGGGACATTCTAGGACAAGAAAAATATCTGTATAAATATATGCCTTATTATAACGATGATTCTATAAATTTAAATTTTTTATTTCTTCATATTCCAAAAACTGGCGGAACTTCAGTAGAACAATATTTTAGTAATAAATTTAACATTCCATTAAATAAAAAAACATTATGGGGAAATACACCTGGATATAGGGTAAGTATGCAACATTTCACTTATAAAGCTATCATTAAACATAAGACAATATTGGAAATAGACACAGACACAACTAAGTTGTCTTGTATTACGATAGTTAGAAATCCATATGAAAGACTAATAAGTGATTTATTTTATTTAAAAAAAATAAAAATCAATGATTCGCAAAACAAAGTGTATGATGTAATTTTAAAAAATTATTTATATCAAAAGTCAGTCAATTATTTTGACAATCATACAGTTCCTCAACATTTATTTATAATTGACGAAAATAATAAAATTATTCCAAAATTGATTATTTTGCGTACTGAAACATTAAATAATGATATGCATAAATTAGGATATACTGATTTTAATCTTAAAGAAAATGCAAATAGTTCTAATATAAATTATTATGATTATTTAAACAATAATAGTATAAACTTGATAAATAACATTTATCATAATGATTTTATTTTGTTTAATTATAAAAAAATTAATATCGCACGGAGAAATGTGTCAATGATTCTTCAAGGGTTTAAACCCATCGATCATATACGAACGTCTAAGTAAAAACATTATTTTCTGGGATATAATTGTTATATTTTTTGGATTGTTGAGCATTATACAATGTAAATTCCAAAGTAAAAGAATAATCAGATGACCCGAAATTAACTAATTGACCATTGTGATATCTCATTCGCAATTTAATTTTCCGCATTCTCTCTGCGGGTGGATTATAAATTTTATATGCTCTATTATTTTCAAAACATTGGTTGCACGGATTCGCCTGATAAGGAACCTCGATTTTTGCAAAGGATGCATTTACACGTGAATTCGTTTCATTTGTATGTAATGTAAAATTAGATAAATTATATGGATTTGTTTCATCAATGTTGTTTAATTGTGCCAAATCCATATAGAAATAGTCAGGTCCACATATATTTATTTTATAGTCTGCTTCTATGTAATTGAGAGAGCAATCTACCGATGAATGAGTTAACCAATAACCTCCATCTCCAGCAACAACGTCGCCATAATAAAATCGTGGATATGTGTCAGTCGATGTGCTTGTTATGGGTGTGCGTGGTAATCCCAAATAGGATGGCAATCCCCAATTTGTGTAATCAGGCAATTGTATTTTTGAAGGAGGACATTGCGCGGATGTGAAAGACGGATTTGGTATAATTTTATCATTAGAATCCAATAAATATTGTGAATTGTTGTCTACATTTAATAATACAAATGTGGCATTTTTATTACCAAACCATATTTTTTGTGTAACCTCATTATAAACAATTACAAAATCTGCATATCCTCCTCCAATTGTGGTAAGTTGATTAATATATTGTGTTTGTAAAATGGGGTCAGTTATATTGGCTATAATATATGTATAAATATAATTTGTTATTGCTTCATTGAATTTATTTGTCAATTCAGTAACCATTTGTTGTGGAGTGTAATATCCTTGTTCAATTGTAATTGAATAACTGTTTTGTATGTTAGTATAAATTGCTAAGTAAATAACATAATCCAAATCATTAAAGGTTGTTGGTGATGTTGTGTTTGTGATTTGAAAACTCATAGTAATATTTTTATTTAATTGTGAAAAAGTGCTATAATTTGATGGAAAGGACCACGATTCAAGACGAATAGAGAGAACATTCACATAATCTTGTGGCAATTCAATTTCGAATTCCGCGGAATTGGGATATTTTAATATATCTCTGTCTTCAGAATGAATCGAGACATATTTTCTAATAACCATATATTCTTGTGAATTTGGAATCAACGGATGATTTGTAAAAGTATTGAATTTACTCATTGCTATAATATTGTAAAATATTAATTTCATACCAAAATCCACCAATTCAATAAATAATATTTATATAATACAATGACAACGATGGATGGTTGGTATGGAGGCGTATATTGGAAATCTGTATATAATACCATTTTTTATTTCAGTGCCTTGTTGTATATAGTATCCTTTTTTGTAAGCACAGATAATTCGCTAATATTATTAGAAACAGCAAATATATTATTAGGTACTGGTCTTATTTTTGAAATATGTTTGTATGGAGGTAATCTAGGAATTGACCTTCAACTCGCAAAGTATGCATTTCCATTTGCTTTAATGATTGGAAACATTATATATACTGTTGTATTGTTGTTATCAAATCAAGAGGTTATTTCAGAAGGTCACGTTTCACCTGGTTATTTTACTTTTATTAATATATCAACAATATTGGTTCTAATTCAATTATATATTTTTTTAACAACAAAAAAGGATAATCAAGTCAATCAAAGCAATCGATTGCCTGCCACGTCCTCTAGTTTTATAGGATTAATCGGAATATTAAATGTAATTTGTATCATAACAGTTTACATTATTTTGACTTATTTTAGAACAGATGGTTAGTTTATAAAATTTATATGTTAATCCATAATATTTTTCATTTTCCCAGATTCCAGATATTTTTAATATAATATTGCCATTAGTTTTTTCCAAATTATCGCAAAAAATAAATCCATTGCACAATTGTTCATATATTTTATATTGTGGACTTTTCGAATGAATTGTGTATTTGTTTAAAATTTGTTCTTCAATTTCCTTTATTTTGTTAATCATAAAATAATGATTTGAAACATTAAAAACCCCTTTACATTTGTTGTAATATTTTTCAACTGTGAGTTTATGCAATAAAATATGTAAATATATTCCATTTAAAGAGAAATAAGATGTTGAATATAAAATTCTAATAAATGTTCCTT